AAAAGTTAACGTTGGTGAGCGTGTAATTCGTGCAGCAGCGCAAGCAGTTGGAGATTACACAAACGCAGGAGCAACATTCTCAAAGGTTGAATTGACTACAAAGAAGATTCGTCTTGACTGGGAAGTTTCTGCAGAAGCACTAGAAGATAACATCGAAGGTGCAGCACTAGAAGATCACATTGTCCGTTTGATGACAAATGCTTTCGGTAACGATATCGAAGACCTTGCAATCAATGGCGATGGCGCAACAGGCAACTTCTTGTCAATCATGAATGGTTTCGTAAACCATGTCAAGACTGACGGAGATGCTCACGAAGCAGTAGTTACAGTTACAAATGATAACTGGACAACTGATGCAATGCAGAAGATCATTCTTGCAATGCCACGTAAGTACCGTGCAATCAAGTCTAACTTGAAGTTCTACGCAGGAACAGATGCATTCCAGGGAATCGTTAAGAATAACGGTACACTTGCAGATGCAGTTGCTGAAGCATTCGCTTCACAGGCTGGTGGAACACCAACAAACCGTCAGGCATACCTTGATGGTGGAGCACAGACATTCGGTGGAGCACGTACAACACGTGTTCTCGGAATTGACGTACAGGAAGTTCCTTACTACCCTGCAGGATATGTCGACTTGACATTCCCACAGAACCGTGTATGGGGATTCCAGCGTGACATCACTGTAAACCGTGAATACAAGCCAAAGAAGGACACTGTAGAATACACAGTCTTCGTTCGCTTCGGTATTCAATGGGAAGAGCAGGATGCAATCGCATTCGCTGATGCTGCAGCAGATGCATAATCTGTAAACAGTACACTTTAGGGGGAGTAGGAGTTAACGCTCCTGCTCCCCTTATCACTTATAATGATATAATACTAATCAGGAGGAAAACATGGAAAATTTTAATTATAATCCTGCAGAAGAAATTGTAGAACCAATCGTTGTTGAAGAAGCACCAGTAGTTGAAGAAATTGCTATTGCTGAAGAAGCACCAGTTGAGGAAGCAGTAGAGCCTGCAAAGGAAGAAGCAAAGGCTGAAGAGCCAGAAGCAATCACTATACCTTCACACGAGTCAGAGCCAGAAGAGCAAGCACTTGGCGCAGTAGCAAATGGAGTTATCGGTGCATCATTTGCACCAAAGGCACCAAAGAAAAAGGCACAGCCAAAGCCTGAAAAGGACGCAAAGACCGTTGCAATCAAGTCTACCAAGAATGTTTCTTGGGTCGGAGTTGGCAAGGTATCAAAGGGAATCAACATCGTTTCACAGAGCGAAGCCGATCAATGGCTAACTCGTGATCACATCACACTAGTTACACCAGAACAAGTTAAGTCGGAGTTTGGTAACTAACAAATGGAGATATTGAGGGTTCCGCCATATGATACTGTTGCAGTAAACTTTGTTGTGCCATCAGGCTACGATGAAGTAGACATGTATGCAAGAGTAACAGATATGGCGGACCTTTCAGTAGAAGTTTTAGAGTCTTTTAGAATCTTCAACAGGAGAAACTATACAGATATCTCTTCCAGGAAGATACGATAATAACTATAGAGTAGAAATTTTTGTAATTAACGACGGCATAGAAGATGTAATATACGAAGAGTTTTATGAGTTAATTAGACCATACATAGATCCAAATACACTAGGCACAACTGCATCTGAAATTGCAGAGTACACAATTTTAGAATTAGTGGCACGATCAATCATTGACACATTTGTGCCAGAAGGATTTTATAACAAAAAGGTAACAGTAGTTGGAACTGGAAATGGATCAGATTATTTTCCTCTATGGGAAAAGGTTTACAGAGTTTTCAAAGTATATGAGAATAATGAACTAGTCTATGACAGATCGACTCCAGATACAAACGAGAACGACTATATAATAACAGCAGACAAAACTGCAATTCAAAGAGTTTACTCTGGACAAATGAACAGATACGAATCAACTGTTCCAAATCTTCCAATCGGAAGAGGAGACCTTGGCTATTATGGGTATGAGGGTGTTGCATTTCCTCAAGGATACGACTACACATTCGTTGTTGATTATGGATATATAACAGTTCCAGCAGATATAGAGTATGCAGAGAAACTTCTGATTGAAGATTTAAAGTGTGGAAAGTTAGACTACTACAAGAGATATGTAACTGCCTATAATACTGATCAGTTTAGAATTCAGTTTGACAAAACAATGTTCAACGGTACTGGTAACTTCTTGGTAGATAAGATACTGGAGAAGTACGTTAAAACTATTACCAAGCCAGGGATAATTTAATGATATGCGAACAGCCAGACTTTATATTCCCAATGCAGGCAGACATCTACTATCCAATAGTTGAGCAGGGAACTTATGGCAATGTTAAAAAAACTTGGATTCTAGATAAAACAATTGCTGCTAACTTTAATGCTGCAGGTAGTGCTAATAAAGAAGAGATTACTCCAAACGTCAACATAACACAAAAGACATCATTAATTGGGAGAGCAAGAACAGATATTAGAATCTCAAGCCTAGATGCTCCACACTCAATAACTAACATTATATTAACAAACATTCGTGACAAGAATTGTAACGAGATTTATATGGAGACATCTGGTCCACGTGCAGGAAAGTCTACTATTTTTGAAGTGGCAACCCAAGAACCATATGTTGGTCCATTCGGCGGTATAGAATATTATAATTTAGTAATACGTCGATCAGAAAACCAGGCGGTAGACGTATGAGAGTAAGGTTTGATGATAAGGCCTTTATGAGAGATATGGAAAATATCATAAAGTACTCATACGGATTTCTTGAGGGTGTTCAAATAGGTAAGCGTAAACTCTACGAAAGACTTGGACCAGAGATTGTAGAACTTGCTTCACAATATATCGATGTAAATGCTAAGGTGACTCCAGAGTTGCTTCATCATATTTATGAATGGAACAAGACAGGAAGTCCAAAGGCAAGATTGTTTGATATAGATTATAAGATAAGCAACATAGGAATAACATTTACAAGTTCATTGAAGCAGTCAACATCAATAAAGGATGGATCAAATGTACCATTCTATGATAAAGCAACCATAATGGAAAAGGGAGTTGCTGTAACCATCGTTCCTAAAAAGGCTAATGCATTGAGGTTTGAAATAGATGGCGAAGAGATTTACTCTAAAGATGGCGTTGTAGTTGACAATCCTGGAGGACAGACTAAGGACCAGTTTGAAAAGATTATTAATGAATTCTTTGGTGTATACTTTAAGCAATCATTCTTAAGATCAAGCGGACTACAGGATCACTTTAAGCGACCACAAGTGTTTAAGAAAAATATTAAGGCAGGTAAAAGAGGTGGAAGAAGTCTTGGTAGAAAGATTGGCCATGACTGGGTAGCAAATGCAGGGATGGCATCATAATGGCAGAATCAGCATCAACATTTAATACGCCAACACTTTGGATTAACAAGTATCTTGGTGAAAAGATAATAGAAATGGCAGACGTACCAATGCCATTCTTTCCATCAAGACCAGCATCTATAGATGAGTTGACAGAACAGTTTGTTGTTATTAATGACGTAAGATATTCATATTCAGGCGTAATGGCAACTTATGACAGACTGGTCCGCATGCGTAGATCACCATTTCCTCATATTAAACAAGAGCAATTGTTATATTATTTTTATGCTACAGCAGAAGGTGTTACAGAGCAAATGGTTCAGGTTCAAGAGGCAGTCCTCCGTTTAATGGACCGTGAGGATGAGACAGCAGAAGAAATAAATGAGTGGGCAAAGAACAAAGTCATAGACGGAATGAACAATAAGTTCTACTTTCATCGATTCAAGATATACCAACTAGAAGAGGTCAGAGACATCATAGATTTCGGAACAGCCAGAACATATGGCGGAAACAAGATAATCATAGATTTTGAGTACCACCAAGACGAAGATATCGTCAAGCGCACTGTCTAAAAGGGTTGTATAATTATAAATGAGGAAACAAGCCCTTTTAATCCAAAAGAAAAAAAAGAGGTGAAACAAATATGGCATATACAAGAGGTACTAGCAACAACATCATCGTTGGTGCAGCAGCACTTTTCACATATGATCTAGGCAACTTAACTGATGCCGATCTTCCAGCATACGAAGTAAATACTTCATTCCGTGAGACACTATCTGACGAAGAAGATTTCCGTAACGTTGGTTACACAATGAACGGACTTGAACTACAGTTCCAACCTGACTTCGGTGAGGTTTCTGTTGACCAGGTACTTGACGTTGCAAAGTTGTACAAGCAGGGTATGCAGGTTAATCTAAATACCACATTTGCTGAAGCAACACTTGAGAACCTTCTATTCGCACTTGCAGCATCAGATACTAACCTATCTGCGTTGACAGGAACAGGAATTGGAGCAAACTCACAGGAACTTAATCTTTCTGCAGGAGACTTGGGCGAATGTCCAGTTGAGCGTGGTTTGGTTGCAGTAGGTCCAGGTACAGGAGACTGTGCAGCAGGATCATCAATTGAACGTGTTTATGTAGCATACCGTGCACTCTCAATCGAGAATGTAACAGTATCTGCAAAGCGTGATGAGG